CCAATGCTACACTTCCGACCAGTTTGAATACGTCCATCATCTACTCCTCATAAGGTCTGCGATGTCAGCATAGCGGTCAAGCTGTTCTTGGGTGATTTTCGTATCAGCGTTCTTGAGCTTGGGTCGTTTCAGATCTTTCATGATGTCCCCGAAGGATTTCCGGTGCTTCTTGTCTTGGTATGGCAAGGTACAACAGTAGTAGAGCCATGCCCTCTCTTCAAGCCTGTCATTGATGGATTGCTCCAACAGGCTGAGTCCGAGGGCGAGAGGTTCTTCGAAAATCCAACTACCGTATCTGCTCAGTAACGAGTATACTAATCCGACTTCAAGTCCGCTTGCTGATTGAGCAAAAAATCCAGCACACCTTCCTCGGACAACAATTCACGAATCATCCCGAAGGTTTCCTTGGGAGATTGGTCCTCAATGTCCTTTTTCGACTTACCGGATATATCGGCAAGAAGTGTCATCACCTCTGCCTCCGCCATGTGGAGCTTACTCCCCAGAGCTGTGATAATCTTGTAGCCGAGAGACGACTCATCGACATTCTTCTTCTTGGTTTCAGCAACGATGTCCTTGATGTCTTCGGAAAGCTTCATCTTGTCAATGATTCGGGAAAGTTGGAAAATGTGCTTCGTTTTTATCATCTTTTACTCCTTATGCCAGCGAGACGGACACAGTCTTAGTAGCTGAATCGACTGTTACCGAAGAGTATACGGAATCGTATCCATCTTCGTGAACCTCGTATGGCCGATTGTCCCCATAGGCGACACCCTCGAACACCGCAGTCCCTGCATTTTCCGCTACAGTCCTTCCTGCAAACTTCACGGTTGCACCGCCACCTCCACCGGAGATGTTGAATGTGACAGTCGAAGTCCCTGCGACAACACCGTCCTCAATCTTGTAGATCGGTTCGGTGAGGTCCAACGGATTGTAATGGGCAGAGAACGCAAGCTCCAGAATCGCCTCGGAATCCTCACTTGCGGTGATGGACAGTCCGTTGTCGACTAGAGCGTTGTAGATGGTGATGACCTTGGTCGTTCCATCTTTCATGTTTCCTACAAGGACAACAGAATTGATGTACGAGGCATCCTCGATGAGCCTACGGCCACCGCCTTCAAGTGCTGTTCCGTTCTCGGTTACAGCAGGCAATGCCATCTTGAGCATTGCTTGGGTGAGGCCCTTCGGATGTACGGTGAGTGTTGCGTTATCACGGATAATCCTCTTGAGTCCCTTGGTCTTGCCGGGTGCTCCGTTGTATGGGATATCCCGATATTCACGCTCGACCACAAAGGTGTTGTCACCTTCGCAGGGAGCGATGAGGGACCCATTCACGAATACCGCACCTGTATCAAGCATGATTTTTTCAACTTGTTCCGGTACTAACATGGTTAACTCCTATAAATTCTGGTTTCAAAGACAAGCTGGCGAGCCCAGATGTTCACATCGTCTGGGAATGGTATCGCTGTCCTAGTCCTTCGCTTGAACCAGAACGAGGTTTCCCCCTCCAAGAACGATTGGTAGTCAAGCTGTCGCTCAACCTCTCGCACCATCCTGTCTATCTCTCTCGACACGTTGTATCCGTCACGGTCAACATCATAGATGTCAATCTGTAGATCAGATACGACTTGGTTCTTGTACACCCTCCCATCATTCGGGAAGCTGAACACGATATAGGGGAGCAGGGAATCATGGGGAACATCCTCGTAATACACGTTGGCACAAACCTGTGTCAATCTCTGATATACGATCTTGCGGATATCCTCGTTCATCCTCTCAACTCCCTTTCTATCAACATCCGAATCCTGTCACGGTTATCGGCAAAGGCAGGTCGTAGATGAGGCTGGGGTCTGGCTCCCCTTGTCACTCTCCAATTCCCTGCATCGTCTTGGTATGCCCAAGCCGACTTTCTCCCTTGTCCATTCTCCGCAAAGATTCCGGTTCCGAATTCGACATAGGGAGCATATTCAACGTTTGTTCCCACATACGCCACAAGCTCCGACATGTCGATCTGCCGATGATACGAACCCTTCAGATTCCCTGTATCAATAGGGCATCGAAGTGAAACCTCACCCAATACAAACTGACTTGCAGATTCCAAGGCTTTACGCTGTTGCTTCTCAAGGTGCTTCTTCACCTCGTTGACAAAGCTCTCATACTTGACCACTTTCAAGCCTCCTCACTGCTATTTCCAGATGATGACCCATGTTCATCGGGTCGTCAACATACAATATCTCATAATTGATTCCATCAACCACAAGCCTGTCGGTGTTCAGAATGAGTGCTGGCATGGCAGACCCGTAAGGCGAGGCTTGGAACGGCACACCGAAGTATGATGTTTGCTCGGCAGGGTCTTCAATCAACAAGGTCAAGGGCTGGCAGAACCACGTATGTGTAGCCTCTGCCATAATCTTCGATGCCTTGTAGATCTCATTACCACTTGCCAAATCAAGCACCCCACGGCTTGTCATTATGGCAACCCATGAGGTGGTGGAACCGCCCATTCCATCGCTGGCTTTCGTCTTCCTGTGAATCTCACCTGTCATTCGGTAGAAACTCTCAATCATACGAACCCCACATATCGCTTGATACCACTGATGATATTATCCGGATACATCTTACTAAGGCTGGCATATGATACGCTGTAGCGTGACAAGGACTCCGAAGTAACCGTTCCTGCTGTCCCATTCATCGGTTTCCCGACAAGGTGGTACTCTATCATTCTGATAGCAGTCATGGAGGCTCCGGTAGGATAGACAGTAGCACCGTCATCATCGGTATCGAACGCCTTGTTCCGCAGGGAAAGATAGTCCTCTTCCACCATGGGAATCAATGCGGTGATTACCGAATCCTTGTCGGTACCGGTTATGTCCAGCACCGCTTTCACTTGCTCCAGCGTAGTTATAGCCATTATGTCAACTCCATCACAAGCTGTTTCTTGGTCTTCTTGTTAACATCCTCGATGCCCTTCGCAGTAGCCAATTTCCTCAGCTCCTGTATCGTCAGCTTCTCAAGGTTCTGTCTTCGCATCCTGTTGAAACTTGCCAATCCCATTCGACACCTCCTTATGCAACAGGTTCAACACTCAGCAAGTCACTGGGGCCGACAGCCGTAAGACTGAAACCAAGGTAGGAAGCACCTGTCCCAAGGGTGAGTTTTGTCGTTTCCTCATTCACCCATGTACCGGAATAGTACACAGTGAAGGTTGCGACTCCGTTCACAATCGTAAGGCTCTCGATTGCCGAGCCTTTATCGTCACCTGCCACACCGTCAGCGGAAGTAACAAGTGCCACAACAATGTCACCGTTGAACATGTCAAGGACATTCCCTTCGGAGTCCTCGATCTGCACCAAGATTTCTTGTGAAACCTCGCCTGCATTCATGGTGGCAAGCTTCACATCCGTCAACGGGTCGAAGTACGGCACGATGAGGATGTCGCCAGACAGGAGGGAATTGAGCTTCGTCACGTACTCGATGAGCCCGTCATAGAACGAGTTCGGGGTGTACGTGTGTTGCTTCAACGCCTCAAGGCTGGCAAGCATTTCCTGTGTATTCATCACTCACCTCCTATCAGTTTGCAGGAGAGTTGGCAGTGACCAGCTTGTGCTTCAGAGCCACGATGCGGACGTTCTTCTGGTCGTATACACGGGTCCAGTTGGCCGCCTTCTCAACCTCTTCATTGGTGGGGGAACTTCCATCGACATCTGCGTCAGTCCACTTCACACCACGGGGGTGCAACAGGAAGTGCGCCCTGTTGATGAGGATGTCGTCACCAGCAAGGGAGTCACGGTCGAGTTCTGTGGGAACTGGAGCGGAACCTTGCCCGAATCCGAACGCACCCTGCCCGAAGATGTACGTATAGTACACGCCGGCCGAGTTGGGGACGTTGTCGTTCACGATGACACGCTTGCCCATGTAGTACGGAAGGGTCGGACGTCCATCGGCATCTGGCAGATACTCGATGAGCGATTGCTTCACAAGCACCGCCTCGGTTGCCGAGTGCATGAGGTATCCGGTGAGATTGCTCTTGTTGTCACCGAGCTTCTGTGCGGTATCAACAAGGTTGTCTGCATTGATGATGTCCTCCTGATACCCCGACTCTGCGGTGACATCGAGCAGGTTGACTGCCATGGATGACGCTCCGAAGATTCCAATGAGCGAAGAAACAAGCAATGCCTGTCTCCGTCTTTCCCAATAGCCAATCACCAAGTTGGCGATCTCAGCCATGGGGTCGTCACCGGACAGCTTCTTTGCGAGGTCGTTCACAGACCAAGCCTTACCACGCATGTACAGGACGGCGATGTCCTGCTTTGCCGAAATGCCAGCAGGGCTCAACGCACTGGAATCGGAGAGGACTTCATCAGCTCCAGAAAGGTCTTCCCAGAAAGGCATGTTCAACAGACGCCCTCCACTCAATGCCAAGGTATCGAGTTCGGGTGTATTCTGGACGATTCCGCTCTGAATGAGAGTGGAAAGCTCGGGGGTGCGTTCAACGATGTATGGATTAAATACTTCGGGAACAATTACATTTTCGATAAGGGTCTTAGGCATAATTATCTCCTCGTGTTTTCTTTGAAATATTTCGCAAGCTCCGGATTGTCCTTCAGCATGCGACCCTGTTCGGTAAGGTTCCAATTTTCCTTACTCCAAGGGTTCTTCACACCTTCATTGAGTCCTTCCGGCTTGCGTGGAGATCTGCCTGCTTCCTTGTACTTCCCATCAACAACCTCTTTGGCCCATCCTTCCAAGGTTGCTTTCAAGGACTGGAATTTTGCTTCAAGCTCGTTGTCGTCACTGGCATGGATGAAGTCCACCAAATCGACAGGATATTTGTTCTCGGTCAAAAGGCGGATAGCCTTCTTTTCCATTTCCTGTCGCTTACGTGCGTTCTCTTCCTGTGCCAGCTTCTGTTCAAGAGCCTTGATGCGTTTTTCCTGTTCAGTCTCAGCAGGATACTTCTCCTCGATTTTATCCGCCACAAGCTTCTCAAGGTTGTTGTTCTTCCACGTTTCCAGTCCTTTTGCGAAGTACTGGTCAAGTCGTGGTTGCAAGAACCTCTTCCCATCATCTGAATCAAGGAAATCCTTCACTCTGTCTGGTGTCACGAACCCCAGAACATAGGCTTTCACTTCCGGAACATCCTTGTTGTCTTGGATAAACTGTTTTACTTCTTCCAATGTCATCTTGTCTTCTCCTTCGCCTTGCTGTTCTAGCCAGCCAGTCGATTATCGTACCAATCTTTGTATGTCGTGTAAGGGATGACTCCCTCACCTCGTACCCTTCTCACGGTAGGCTCGAAGCCTTCCACCTCGTACACCATGTCACATCGACAGTTGATGTCCTCCGCAGGGTCTCCGGAAAGGCCTGGCCCTGCTGTTTTCAGACCACTCGGCAGGGTGAAATATCCATCCTTGTCGGCAACCTGCCCGTCCATCGCCCTATGGGAGTCACGGGTCCTGCTGTCCAGTGCGGAACGCCAGACATAATGTCCCTTCACTCCCTGTTCCTCGGCATGGTGCAAGCTCTCAGCCCTCCCGATCTGCTGGCATCTGTGAGCTTCAGTTCTGGCTATCCGTATCGCCTTGGTGTACTCCATCTCAAGTCCAGCCTGTATGCCCTTCGCCATCTTTCCGTATGACTCACCCTTGATAAGTCCTTGGGTCAGCACACTCTTTATTCTGATTATAACCTCCCTTCGTTGGTTAAGCAACCTTTCATTCAGCGTCAAACCGGATATGGGATTCTGCACCATTGCCTGTATCACCCTGCGGTCAAGTGCTGTGTATGTCAGCTTGGCCTGCACAGCCCTCTCCATTGCATACGCCGTGGTGTAATAGCTCTCCGCATAGACCGAGCCGAGTCCGTTCCGCAGGGAGGCACCAGAGGCCTTTGAGAGTTCTGATAGATGCTTCTCGATTTCCTTCTGGAGGTTGACCAGCCTGTTGTATTTCTGCATCTCGGTATAGGTCATGTCATGGAGTTCATACTGTTTGGCTATGAGTGACTTCAATTCCTTGAGCGTATTCTGGAATTCACGCTTCAGCTCACGCTCCAATTCCTGTGCGATCTTGTTGGTATACTTTATCCCGAAGTTAAGGTCATTCTGTAGGCTCATCTTCCACTTCCTCCTCTTCATCCGTCAGCAACGGTGGAGGGATTGTAGCCTCGGCTTCCTGCAACATCTGGTTAATCTCGGTATCCGCATCTTCTATGAACGATGCCAGACCAAGCCGTGTCTTGTTGCTGATATGGCCGTTGAGCATGGCAAGAATCTGGGCTTCCTGTGTAATCTCAATGGGAAGGTTTCTGGAGAACTTCCAGACTACGGTACTGTCCAGCACCGGCTCCCTTCGTTCCTGCCATATATCCTCGATGAGCTTGAACTGTATACGCAACGATCTTGAGAACTTGCGTTCCTTTATGGTTGCCAGATTCTCCATAGCCAAAAGCTTCCACTTTCTGGATTCTCCGGATTGTGCGGCTCCAGAGAACTTCTCGTCTGACATGTCAACGGTCTTGCTGAACTTGTGGATGTTCTCACGCAATGTTGATTTCTGGTTCTCAATCACATTGTCTGACAGGTTCTTCACCAGATAGTAGACCTTGTCGTTTGCGTCCGGCATATTGAACGCTCCGGTCTTCCTTGCATCATCGAGCGTGGCCTTGGTGATTTCAGCACCAGCGAACACAAGGTATGCCAGCCTCTGCTCCTCAAGCTCGGATTGAACATCTGACACAAGTATGTCATAGGAGTCTATGAGATCTCGCACCTTCTCGAAATCACCGAGCCGTTCCTCGTTGTTGGGGAACTCCAGAAGGGGAACGCCCGGAATAAGGTGTTCCTTGGGTTCATCCACAGCCACAAATATCCCTTCGCTGTTTTCCTCGAACTCTTGGTAGGTTGTATCGTCATACCACTCAGCATGAATGGTGGTTGTAAGCACATGGTTCTCATCATAGTGTTCCATCGGATAGTATCGTAGGGCATACTGTGCCTCATCCACTGAGGGGTCCTTGATGAATATACATTCCCATGGGTCAACGTTCATCAGCCGTATCTTGCCTTCCTTGTCGATGTAAATCAACCTTGCACCATATCCGCAAATGGAGGCTTTCTTTGCAGTCTCAGCATCGAGATCGGCAACTGAATTACGTCTGACAAACATCTTCAGCAAATCCCATGATTTTTCATATGAGGTTATGTCCTCATCGTACTGGTCCTTGTCGATTGAGTAGGCGATAGGATTGCCGAACAGGTAGCCATTGAGTGTATCTACGATATACCCACGATAGTCATTGACCAGCTTACGGTCAATCTTCTCACCCTCGTTGTAGTCGTACTCCCTATGTCTGATAGGGACATCACCCTTGTATTCTTTATAGAGCCTCTGCATGAAGGTTGCCCTCAAGCTATGCTCTTCAATCAAGTCATGGATTATCAGATTCATTGGGGAACCTGCTTGAACCATTCTGATTATTTCTTGGGAATCCATACACCCTCCTATTTGTAACTCAAAGCTCCGACCGCCTTTATCTTACCACGGTTGAACTCACGAATCAATGATGATGCGCTGTCCGGTGCATCATCCGGTTCCTGCCCTTCTTGATAGTCTACTATCTGTTCCATGTAGTCTGGGTCGGTTTCATCATCCCATATGATATCAGCCCATTCTTTCTTCAGATAGGTGACGATCTTCACATGCTTGTTCATTCCCTCATGATACCCGACTATCGCATTCCAGTATTGCTTGAACTCCTTGATGAAATAGCCCTTGTCTCCGTTTGTTTCATTGTAGAGTGTCCCAGCCTTGTATTTCCGCAACAGCTCCTGTATCTCCCAATAGTGGTCCTGTACATGCCCCTTGAATATCTTGCCGTAGGCGTGTAGCCTGCGCTCCTTGTCATAGCACATGATGGTGAGAGCGACAGTATCAGAACCACCATATGCACAGTCTATCTGTGCCCTGCCGTCCGTGTATGGATATGGGCCATACTTCGGTTCTCTGAACATGGATTCCTCATCCGAGATATGCTTCAACTCGTAGTTTGCCGAGAACAGGCTTGCCGTCATGTGCCTTCGGCGGTGGGCGATCTCATCCTTGCTCAGCAATCCTGTCTCATATACTGTCCATTTCATGGGCTTCGGCATCAGCCGGAATGTATCGTTCTTGTGCCAAGGAGTGCCGGAGTTGAGGATGACACCACCCTCGGTCTTGATATTCTGCAACTCTTGGAACACTGAATCGGTAGTCTGGCGTTCTGCCTTAGACATCCTATCCCTAGGTGTTATGATGTCGTCAGTGATGATTCTGGAGAAGTGCTTTCCGGTGATGCTGAACGAACGTATACCGTCACCAAGGAACTGGCTTTCCTTCTTGCCGAGATCTGTACACAGGTTGGTGTGCAGTTCGGTTCCGGAGTCCTTCACCAGCTTCAGTTGCTTGCCATAGAGCAGTTGGGCCATCTCCACCGTGATAGGGTTGAGAAGGTTCTTCTTTATGGCTCTTGATATCTCCTTGACGGAGCTTTGGTCTTTCCGGAGAAGAAGGTTCGATTCGTTCGGCTTCAGCACCATCAGCAATGTGAGTGCTACGATTACACATGTCGTCTTGTATGATTCACGGTGAGCTTGCAGGGTGAAGTCCTCACTCGACAGCATGAACATCCGTATCCACTCATCGTGCAGTTCCGGTATCAGCTTCGTGTACCCTAGTGACCGAGCATAAAGAGTTGGCCTACTGATAATCTTCTCCAGCGTTTCGTTGTTCATTGGCAAACTCTTCCTCCGCTTTCCGTATGATGGCATTCACATCAATAGGACCGCCTCCTGCTCCGGTGAGCTGGGTGTCCATATCAATGTATTGCTTTCTTCCCCATTCCTTCGGGTACTTCCTTGCCAATACCTCAAGGGCAAGCTTCGGGTCATCCGTACAAGCTTTCTCGACCACTCCTATCTTGCGAATCTTCGCCTCAATCTCTGCCTGCCTAATCCCCTCGTAAAACTCCTTGTATTTACCGGACTTCGCACTCTCCCCTATCTGTTTCCATCGGTAGAAGGTTGACTCATGGATGCCCTTGTAATCGCAGGCATCCTTGAATGAAACACCGCTTCTGACGAGTTTTATGAGATCTTCGGCATAATCGGATATAGTAGCCCTTCTTCCCATCAGTACATTCCTTTGTAGATTCTGGCCTGTGAATATTTGTCGCCAGCCATGAGCTTGAGAAAGTCCTCACGCTTGAATCCGCTCAAACGGTACACTTCCTCTTCCTTCATGCCAAGCTTCTTCGCCACATCCTTCACCTCGTAGCCTTCCTTGAGCAATGCTTGTACGATCTTCTCCATAGGTTCAAGCAGGTGCGTTCCTCTCGCCCTGTTGTGGGTGACAGTTCCCACCATATCATCTTCCTTGTTGTCGTGCTCAACGATGACTATGGGTACTTTCCCACCGAGCATGGAGCGCAGTGGTTCCTCCCCTGCTATGGTCCATCGGTGGAATCCGTCAATGATGGTGAAATCCGGCCTCACTACGATGGGTAGTGTCCAGCCGTTGTTGAGTATGGACTCCTTGAGCAGTTCAAGGTTCTGCTTGAGTACCTTGTTCGGGTTGTAGTCATTCGGCTTCAGCAAGTCCCTGTCTACGATCTGGACATTGCTCACAGGTTTCAGCAAGTCAGTATTTGAGTGTTGCATACATGCTCCTAAATGTTCTCCCCTTGGGGTCTCCTGCAACCATGATGGTATGCATCTTCTTCCATGTCGCCTTGGTGAAGGCATGACCGTATTTGTTCTTCAAGCGTATGAAATGCCTGTATGTCGTCGGGTCATCCTCTTTCAGCTTATCCAGACCTTCCATCACCAGCTTCTCATAGTCATAGTTGGTATTCTCCAGTTGTTTACGCTTATGTGTCGTGCGGCCGAACATGGCGGTATCCCAGTACATCATTGCCAGATATGCGTTCTCTTCCCTGTTTATGATTTTCTCATATAGGTTCGGATAGAACTCCACCATCTTCACCAGTGACTTCGCCGTGTCTATGGAAAAGAACTGGCTTATCCGCATATCCTTTCTGGTCGCTCCGGTCTTATACATGTACAGGTAGGCATCTGGAAAATCAAGGTTCCTGTCCTTGATGTATTTCCATACGTCCCTGTCAGTCCAGTCATGGATGGGATACAGTTTCCCGTTAGCGGTTGCACCCTTCTGGTCCATCAATGCTGAGATGGAGTGCCTTCGCTGCATCGACTCGTTCGCCCGAAGCCCGATGACACTTGGGGAATTCTCCAGAATGCGGTTGAAGAATTTCTGGTAAGAATCACCGACACGGAACTCCGGATGACTCTTGATTGCGAAATCCGGCATCTCACGTATCCACTTGTCCTTCTTCCTCGGGTCCCAGCAAATGAATGACTCGTCCTGCTTCAGCTCCTCCAGACAGGAGAAATGCTTGAACGGCAGGCAGTACCAGTAGAATTTCATACCCATGGACATGACCTTGAGCCGGAAGTTCCTTACCACTCTCTCCACACAGGGATATATGGCTTCCTCATCAACAAACAGCCAGTGTGTCTTCTTCAGATCTATCTTGCCTGCCATGCCAACCTCCAGAATGACATTCGCAAGGCAGATGGAATCCTTCCCTCCGGAATAGGATACATATACAAGGTCATTGTTGTTCCAGATATGCTCGATGCGTTCCTTGGATGCCTGCAACACATTTCTGGTCTCATCGTACATTATGTAACGAGTATCTTCTGTCCGCAGTGAGGACATATTACCTCCATGCCTTTCGGCTCGTTCAACGCATCGAAATCACTTCCGTCGTAATGGGTCTGCGCAGTCGAACCCTCGACAACGGAACTATCGACAGGCTCCCTTGCCGTACCGAATACCTTCCCTTCCTTCTCGTTGAAATATTCCTCCTTCTGCTCGGAGGTCTGTGAGAGGATGGATTTCAAGAAGTCCTCGTCAAAGCCGGGCAACTCATATTCCCCGATGTCACGAACGAGGTCCTCGACCTTCTCGTAATCGTCCCAGCCCATGTCTTGAATCTTGTTGTCCACGATGAGGAGCTTCTTCTTCTCCTTCTCCGATAGGCCCTTGATTCTGTAGGCATCCACGGTAGCTTCGCCCATCTTCTTCTTTGCGAGGATGATTGCATGCCCTGCCAAGAGCATATTGTTCTCATCCACTACGATCGGGCGATACTGCGAATACAGCTTGAGCGATTGAATCAATGCGTCTATCTGTGCCTCGTTGTGTGTCCTTGCGTTATTCGGATTCTCTATGATATCCGCAACATTCAGAACTTCTATTTTCATGCGTTTCTCCTTTCAGCTAAAACTCCAGCCCATGCAAATATACCGGACAGGCCAACGGTCAACAGGATGCCTATGAGGTTGAGGTACCACGTCCCGACTATGCTTCCCATGGCGTAGGCAGGAACACCCACACACAGGCTCAGCAGGAGGCCTCTCCGTATGTATTTCTCATCCGGTATCTCCTTTGAAAGTATCGTAACCAGTGTCGGTATGAAGGTTGTCGCCCGAATCGTCCCATAGAACAGGAACAGGTGGAATATCTGGAGGTTCGGGATGAGTGCTATGAGTATTGCAAACAATGCCAGCAACAGCATCGAGCCCCATCTGAGTGCCATCTTCGGTACAGATCTCAGATACTTCTTGTAGTCCACCTCGGCAAGCGATGTGATTGCACAATATCCGGAGTCCATGGTGGAACCGAGTCCTGCCATGATGAGTATGGTAACAATGAATGTGATTGCAGGAGGTGCGAACTTATTCACCAGTTCCATGTTCACCATCCCCACGTTCTGTGCTTCGAATCCAGAACCGGCACCAGCGAATCCGACCAACCCGAACAACAGTGGGATTAGGCCGAACGATATGGCACCTACCGTGAACGATTTTCTGATATTCTCCGGCCTTACGGCATATACACGTTGCCAGAACATCTGGTCCCCTATCGGCCCAGCCAGAAGCCCTATGGTAGTGGTGATTCCCGTAGTCAGCATGACGGTTATGAAATGCTTGCTGAACAACGAGCCTCCAAGACCGTTTATTCCTGCCAGCCCCTGTGAGATCGCTCCGGATTCCATCTTGGATATGACCAGTATCACGGAAATGATTCCAGCGATTATCATGAAAATCATCTGGACTGCATCGGTGACGATGGATACACGGAGTCCCCCCAAGGACGAATATCCAAACGCAACCAAGGCAAGGAACAGCACCACGAACGGATAGCTCCAACCTGTCATGAGGGCGATGACCGCACCTCCTGCAAGAAGCTGGACAGCCATGGACATTACCTGCAATACGGTGAACTGCAACAGATACAGCTTGTGTACCTTACCGCCATACAGTGAATCCATGTATTGTGGCAGGGTATACCCTCGTGGGAACTTGCGTACGAAACGGCTTGCTACATATCCGAAGAATATGAGGGTCAGCACGTTCGGTACGAAGAACCAGAAGAATCCTACCAGACCATTGACATATGCCTGCTGTGCAGACACGAACAACGCAGGGGCCCATATCCACGTAGCCCCGACAGACAAGCCGGAAGACACCCAGCCTTGAGATCTTCCACAGACAAGGTATTCATCGTCACTGTCTTTGTTCTTGATGTATGAATATCCGCCTATGGCAAACATAATGAGCACATACACAATGATGAGATAAATCATGTCAACCTCCTATTGATTGCAGGAATTCCCTTGCAGAAGGAATGTATTTTCCTGCTGTCACTACCACTGATGGGTCAATGTCATACACGGATTTCCATGAGCCTTGTACTGACGGTGGCCTCATCCTTCGCACAGCCCACGTATGGGTTCCGTATATCCAGCCATCCTCCCAGTCGTAGATCGGAGGCAACGGCAAGCCATGATATCTGATATATCCGAGCAACACCTCATGTGGCCAGTCCCTTATGGGACAGTATACGGTCTGTCCGTTCTTCTTCGTGACCACCTTCGCTGGAACGGAATTCCCGTCAGCGGTTCTTCTTCCCAATACGATGAGATCAAGAGCGTTGTCAATGTAGTATTGTGCTATGGTGTTCCTCTGTACTTCTTGGAACCAGATGTTGTCGCCCTTCGCATCCTCTGGGAACAACCTGTTCTGATGCTGGGCAAGCCATTTCAAGTTATGGTGCGTTATACGAATCTCACAGCCTTCCGGCTTATTTGCCAATGCCCAATTCACGAACGCTGGGAACTCCAGCTGTGTCATCGCCATGACGCTTTTCTTCATCCCTGCCTTCCGGCACAGATCGTCAAGTACGATGCTGTCCTTTCCAGCACTCCAGCCATAAGCCGACTTCTTCCCTTTTATGGTTGAACGAATGTCTGAAATCGTATCCGATGCGAATGATTCGACTTCTTTCTTGGATACATAGTCCTCTATGTTGTCGAACACTTCCTGCCACATGCTGTTGCTGTTGCCCTTTGCCAGTTTCGTTTTCAGAACCTTATTCACTTCTTTGCCTTCTTTCCATTTCTCAAAGCTTTTCCGAATGCCCTTTTCATGCTCAAGGAATTTCCTCTCGTATAGGAGAATGCCTTTCCACCCTTACCAAGCCGAAAAGCTGGTTTTCCAGCTTTCATGCACTTTTCGATCTTCATGAACCGCTCCTTTACCTGTATTCTAGCACATCATGCCATTTTTATTAAGTGTCTCACGGATATAACATTTCCGCAAGCTTCTTATCTTCATCAAGCTTGGCAACTATCCATCTGGAAAACACGGTGATATCATCAACAACCATTCCCAACCCATGGGCGTTCTGCACCTCACCCAAGAACAACACCTGTGCAGGTGATGGAAGCTTGCCGTTCTCCTTCGCTTCCAATGCCAGAATCCTGCCCGTGTAGGGCATGTATCCTATGATGTCGCTCGTTCCCCTAGGGGCTAGGTGCATGTAGCCACCAGCGACCCTCACCCTACCGCTCTGGACAGGCCATGCCTTTATGCCGAGATCTTCAAGTATCCTCAGAATATCCTTCTTCACAACATTCTC